ACCATGCCCATCCCGGTCGGCACCACCATCTACGGCGTCTTCACGACCATCAAATTGTCCAGCGGCAAAGTCATCGCCTACAAAATCTGATGGCCGTAAAAGCTAAAGCCGGCATCAGCGGCACCCGCAACGGCTACCGCCCCGGCAAGCCCAAACTCACCAACCAAGGCCAAGGCCAGCGCAGCCGCCCAAACCACGGCCGCAAAAAGCTGCGCGGCCAAGGCAAGTAACCGGAATCCTAGGAATAACGCCAGCCGCCAATGCCCGCCTCGATTACCGCCACGGTGGGCAGCGCCACCGCCAATTCCTACCTCACCATCGCGGCTGCCGACTCGATCGCCGAAACGATGCTCGGCACCTTGGCTTGGACCACCGCCACGACCGACCAGAAAACCCGCGCCCTGATCACCGCCACCCGCGGCCTCGACACCCTCGACTGGATCGGCGACCGCACCACAACAACCCAAGCGCTGGATTGGCCCCGCACCGACGCGTCGTGCGGCGGCATCAACTACCCGGACGACGAAATCCCCGAGCAAATTCAATACTCCACGTTTGACCTCGCCAACGCCCTGCTCGGCACCCCAACCCTGCTCCAATCCCCAACCACTGGATCGGCTGAACTCGTCCCCGGCGTTCCCAACAAAGACCTGCGCCGCCTCAAGCTCGACGTCATGGAGTTGGAGTGGCGCACCGACATCTCCGCCGCCTCTGCGTCGATCGTGAGCCCCCTTTCAGCTCTGCCGCACCTCGCCACAATTCTGGGCTGCCTCACCACCAGCGTGATCCCCGGCGGCATGGGCCGCGTCATCGACCGAGTTCGCAGCTAAAGGCGCACGGCATACTCCGGCGTTAGGCTGTGAGTATGCCAACTGCCTTCCCACAAGAGAAGCCAAAAAAGAAGCCGGTCCGCGGCTACTTGGCCACCCCGCTGTCCCGCGACGAGCAGCGCCACGTCGATCGCATGTACCGCGAACACGGCGGCCTCGTCAACCACATGGGCCGCAAGTTCTGCCGCAAATACCCCGCCCTCCTCAAAGAAGACATCTATAGCTGCATCAATATCGCCTTCATCAAAACCTGCCGCGCCTGGAACCCCGAAAAGGGCACCTTCTCCACAATCTTCGCCATCTTCTGCGAAGGCGAGATCCGCCATTTCATCCGCGACCACAACTGGTCCGTCCGCGCCCCAAGCTCCGTCCGCTCGCTCGGCCTCCGCGCCCAATACATGCTCCGCGGCGGCGCCACCTTCGAGGCCGTCTGCGCCGAACTCAAAACCGAATCCGAAGACCTCAAGCTCGCCCTCTTCTCCGTCCAGTCACTCGACCACGAAACCCAAGACTTCAAGTGGCACCTCTGCCCCCGCCCCACGCCTTGGGACGTCCTTGAAGCCTCAGAAGAGATGTAGAATGTGGTGCTCCAGCGGGTTGCAGCCCCCGGAGCGCGACCACCCGCAACTGCCAGGTGATGTACCCCAGTGTAGACCTTGTCGGCCAGCGCTTTGGCCGCCTTGTCGTAACCAAGTTCAACGGCCGCATCAACAAAGTCAACTTCTGGGACTGCGTATGCGACTGCGGAAACACCAAAACGGTCAGGCGCAGCAACCTCGGACGCAGCACCAACAGTTGCGGCTGCATCAAGCAGGAGGTTACGAGCCTTCTTAACCGCAGTCACGGCCATAGCCGCCCTTCGCAGGGCACTACCCGCACTTACCGGATCTGGCTCAACGTCAAGCAGCGCACAACCAACCCCAACAACCCCGACTTTGAGCTGTACCAGGGACGCGGTATCCGCTGCTGCCCCCGCTGGCTCACCAGTTACGAAGCGTTTTTAGAGGATATGGGCGAGTGCCCTGACGGCATGAGCATCGACCGCATCAACAATGACGGGGACTACGAACCGGGCAATTGCCGCTGGGCGGACGACGTCACGCAAGCCAATAACCGGCGCCCACGCCGCTGGAGATTCCGCCCCAAGGAAAACTAGGTTTAGTGGTTCCTCCCCCAAGGACAGTTTACTATGGCTACCGGATCGTTCTTTGCTGCCTTAGGGTATAAGCTTTACGTCAAACTTGGGACCACAGCTAGTACAATTCCAACGACCTCCGCTGGGATGACCCGGATCCTGTCGCTGGACAACACCGGCATCCAGGGCACCTCCGAATCCACCTCGGTCGTTGACTACGACTCCGAGCAAGGCTTCCAGTCCAACCTCATCACAAGCCAGAGCTACAGCATCCCCTGCTCGATGAACCTGGACGTCACCGACGCCGGCTACGAGATCCTCAAGAAAGCAGCCATTAACGCCGCTGGCGGCGCTGTTCTGGAGTGGTACAGGGAAACCCCTGTTACTGATGCTTCTGGCGACGACTCCGAAGTCCATGCTGGTTTGGCACAGATTGGCGACTTTAGCGAAGATATTGTTGCCGGCAACGTAAGTAAAGTCAGCTTCACCCTGACCGGCTACGGCGCCTACAAGTTCTACCCGCAGGGCAACCCCGCCGCCACCCTGACGATCACCACCGCTGGTTCGGGCCTGACCCCCGCCACCTACACCGGCGTCTCGCTGATCTCCTCCAGCCCCGCCGCCGGCATCGGCTCCGGCAAGGGCGCCACCGCCACCATCGTGGTGGCAGCAGGTGGCACGGTCACCGCCACCCCGACAATCGTGGCCGGCGGCACCAACTACCGCGTTGGCGACATCCTGACCGTGGCTCTGGGCGACGTGGGCGGCGCCAGCGGCGACGTGGTCCCCACCTTCACTGTCGCTACAGTCTCCTGAAGCGTCCCCAGCTAACCACTCCGCCGCCCCTCACCGGGCGGCTTTTTCATGCGCCGCCCAACTCACGCCACCGCCGCACAAAAAACGGCAGCGGCGGCTGCTCCACCAGCGCCGCCCCAATCCAATTCCTCGGTGGCTTATCCCCTGGAGCGGGCACAAGCCTGCGGCTCACAGAACTGAAATACGGATCCGGGTATGACCCCCTCAGCACCTCGCCGGCATACGGCGCAGTCCACCGAATCGACAGCGACTTGCCGGTGACCTGCGGTGCCTGCTGGGACGAGAGCAGCGACCCAGTGTCCACAATGTCGCGCTTACCGGCAGGAATCAAAACACCAGTCCCATACTTGGTTCTGCGCGTTTCCCCACCTTGGTACAGGCTCCTATACCGCAGCGTTGAGTTGGGCCACACCCACTTCACCGCCGTGATCTGCCGCCGCGCCTCCTCTGCAATGATCGGCGCAAAGTCCTCCAGTATCTGCGTGGATCGCCCCAGCAGCTTATCGGCGTTCCAGCTCTTGATCTGAACCCGGACCTGCGCCATCAGCTCTGCGTCCTGCTGGCCAGCCGAATCTTGGTCCCCAGCGCGTCGGTCAGCACCGACCCAATCAGCCCCGTCTCCCCATAGGGCAGCCGCACCTCCAGCACTTCGCAGTCCTGCGCGTCCTGCCCAGCGAACTCGATCGTCCCAGACGTTCCCACCTGTACCCCAGACCCCAGCGTCCCAGTCGTCACATACCCCTCGAACAGCGTCGTGATGATGTTCACCCCTGGGTAGGTCGTCTCCGCCACGCTTTCCCCCTTGAGGAACGCCCCCACCTGCACAGTGGTCGTGTTAGCCACGACGTTCCCCGTCTCGGCATCCACCGTTGTCCCCGCCGCTGGCACGGTGAAAGTCACCGTCGCGTTTTCCAGTCCCACCAGCGCCGAAGCCACAGCCGTTCCGCTTTACCCCTAGTTTCCCGCCCCACTCCGGCAACCTAGGTCAAAGGCACCGCACCAGCCCGTGGCAGAGCAACTAGGCCAGGCGGAACTGGTAATAACAGTCAACGACGCAGACGCTCTACGCAAACTAGGCGAACTAAAAAAGCAAGTAGCTGACCTAGAAGGTCAAGCCGGCCGACAAACTACAAAAACCAGAACAGCAACAGCGAAGGCCAGTCCCGCTGAAGTCGCGCAAAAACGTGCAGAGCGCGCCGCAGAGCAGGCAGCAAACAAGCGCGTAAGCATCCAAAACCGTCTAAACCTTCTTGAAGCAAAAGGCGTCGAAGTCACAGCGTTTAGGCTACGCGCTGCAAAAGCCAACGAGGCGGCCGAGCAGTCCCAATTTGATAACGCGCGCAGAATAAATGCACAGCTGAGCCGTGCCCTCTCGATCGAAGAAAACCGATTGCGCGTCAGCGCGGCTCAGGCTGCCCAACTGAAGCGTCAAGAAGCCGCCACAAAAGGAACCGCAAGCACCGTTACCAAAACCGCTCAAAAGCCCACCGGGGTTGGATTCGCAACAACACCCGAACAAATTCTGGCAAGCCGCGGCGGCATCCAAAAAGGCGCCGCCAGCGGCATTACTGCCCGAGAAGCAGCCACCGATAAACTAACGCGGCTGCAAAACCGGCTAAACATACTAGATGCCAAAGGCGTAAATATTACCAATCAACGGGCGGCGCTTGATCAAATTTTACAGGCTAACAAGGCAGGCCAACTAGGCACCTCTCAACAGTTAATTCGTAGCCTGTCTAGACAGCTAGATATAGAAGAAAACAATCTAAAAGTTACAAATTTACGAGCGGCGGCCGACAAGCGTAGGGCAACTGCTGCTGCTAACGCGGCTAAAGCGGCTAAGTCTGGCCAGCTTACGCCTGCCGCTGACGGCATTCCAGCTTTCATTCCCCTCCCCAAACCAAGCAGAGAAGAGCGCAGACGCGCACAAGAAGCAGCAAGACGCCGCAACGACATCCTGTCGAACGCCCTGATCGGCGGCGCGTTCCCTGCGCTGTTCGGCCAGGGCCTCGGAGCCTCGCTCGGCGGCGCAGCGGGCGGCGCAGCCGGTGGAGCCATTGGCGGCCAGTTCGGCTTCGGCCTCTCGCTCGTAGGCACTGCTTTGGGCGCTCAGGTTGACGTCGCCATCCAAAAGTTCCGCGACCTAGCCAAAGCTCTTGATGACCCGATTAAGAATTTTGAATTGTTGGTGCAGAACGCTTCTCTGTCATCCAAAGAGGTCGAGAAGTATGCACAGGCTCTGATTAACTCTGGTCGCAATGCCGAAGCCGCCGCAGTAATCCAGTCCGATTTGATCAACACCTTTGGCTCAGCCCAAGGAGCTAAGGAGTACAGCAGCGCGATTGACACGCTCAATCGTTCGTGGTCGCAAGCCACAACTGTGCTCGCCGGTTTTGTGGCCGGTCCTTTAGCTGCTTTGATTCGGCAGCTCCAGCAACCTACAGGTGGCGCCGCCATCGGCCTTAGCTTTGAGCAGCTTGCAGGTCAACTCACCCCAGAGCAGTACCGTCAAGTCCAGACGCGGCGAGAGCAGGCTACAGAAGCCTCTCGTCTATCCCGCGGCGGCCTAAGTGCACTGCTGCCTCCAAGCAACGAAGACGTCAACGCCGGCCTTAAAGCTGGTATCGCCTTAGCAAAAGAACTTCTCGGCATCGAGCGTCAGCGGGCAGAGATAGCTGCGCGTATAGCCGCCGCGCAGGTGCTAAACACTAAAGCGCTGTCAACCAGCTACGAGCTAATCAATGCTTCTGTCCAAGGCTACACACTGCAGGCTCTACAAAAACAAAGAGAGGTAGCCCTCAACGAGCGAAACATCGCACTGCTCCAATTAACACCAGAGCAACGGCGAGGCCCAGAAGGCCAGAAAATTCAACAAGACACCGCCTTAAAGGTCTACGAGCTAGACGTTCAGATCAACGACCTCAGAAAGGAGCGCGTTGCACTAGCCATTGAAGAGGCTGCCAAGTATCAGCTTGCCGCCGAAAAAGTCAGCCAAGAGCTAAAAGCCGTTCAGGCTTTGGCCGCTCTGAGCCAGAACGCTCAGCGCACCGCGCAGTTCGCTGTCCAACAGAGCACCCTCAGCACGATCCAAGGCATTGAGGCGTCGGTCGGCGACGCACAGCGCCGCGAGCGTGAGATCGGGGCCCAGATTGACGCAGCCCGGCTGCGCGGCGGCGACGCCGGCGAACAAGAAGCCGCCCGCCTCGTCAACGAGCAGAAGTTGGCTGCCCAGCAAACCCGCCTGGAACTTGAGGAAGGTGGTAAAGCGCTACGCGAGGCCGGCATCAAGTTGCGCGAAGATGTTGAAGCAGCTTTCCTCAGCCTGCAGCGCCTGCGTACTGGCGACGGCGGCCTCAACCAATTCCTGACCCCACAGGACCGCGTCAACCAGGAGCGCCGCACCTTCGAGCAACTGCTGCCTCGCTTCCGCGAAGCCCAAGGCCAATTCCGCCAACTCCGCGGCGTCGACTACGCGCCCGAATTCACCGGCACCCAAACCGGCGTCAACCAAGCAATCCTCAGCTTTATCGACGCCGTCAAAGCCGAGCAACAAGCCGTAGACAACTCGATCGACACCCAACGCGCCCTTAACATCAATACCGAGGCCTTGGCCAAGAACACCGCCGATCTCGCGGCGAAAGTCACTGATCTGATCGGCAAAAACTGGGCCGTCAACGTCCAGGTCAACGGAGCCGGCAGCAGTCAAATCTCTGGAGACGTCCTCCCCGCAACGCTATGACCGTCACCCTCGGCGACTTTACCTGCAACCTCCTGACGGTCCAACCGTTCGGCTACGAGGGCGAAGCCCGCACGGGCCTCACCGCTCGCAC